CCACATAAACGATCTGGCATCTACATCGCCCTCACGCTCAACGTGGTCAGACGCCTGCCACTTCAAAATAGCATTTGACAGCAGCGGTACTAATGCCGCGCTCTTCTGTGCAAAGAATGCGTTGGAGTATTGTCCAACCATCATGTGCCATAGAACGTGGTCTAAATCCTTTCTGTCTACCTTGTCGCCATCGGCAACGTCATCAAAAAATTGTATGGATCGGTAAAGGTCGATTAGCCACTGCGTGGCCTCTTCTGGTAGGCAGAACACTTCAACGAAATTACGCCTTAACCAGTCAACATCTTCCATCAAGCAATCCTTTTCACCCCATTGTCTCACATATTTGCGTTAATTCAATTCTTATGCTATCTCGCTGCCGGTCGCGCTCAGGACCAAAGAGTTAGCGGTTCCAGCCTGCGTCACAATCGCTCCGCCATCGGGTATCACCTGACCAATCAACTCTGGGCAGGAATAGGTCTCCCGAGGCGCAATTGTCCTAGCGTTAATCACCGTATTAGACGCCAAAGGATTACCGGCAGAGTTAGGGTTGGGCAGGTAGACAGTGATAAAGGTATTGCTTGCGCCCACGTTTGTAACCGTGAACTTGTCAATTATCGTCGTCACGCCGGTCGCATTGTACTGAATGGTCGCCGCCGTCTCTGCCAGCCTTCTTGAAATAATGTTTGTTACTGTAATAGCCATAATAAACCTACTGTTGTACCTGAGTGACGGCGACCAAGACCGCAGGGGCTGCTGGAGCAAAAGCCGTTGCCGCACTAGCGTCTAACCATAAATTCGTATCGTCAACGGCAAACATAATCTCAACGTAGTCACTAGCGTTTAAAGAAATAAAATCCGTTTTATGCAAAATGCTGTATTCGCTGTTAGCCGATAGAGTAAGTCTGTTTGATGAGTCAGCTATGTCAACACCATTCTTGCGGAACCAGAACCAACCATTCTTTGAGCTTGCGCTGTTTGACAGCACCTGAAAGTTTACCGCGAAGCTGTAAAGCCCTGAATTAGCCGCGACCAGTCTGGATGCTGGCGTCCCCAAAGTTATTCCGTTAGCGACCTCTGTCGTGTCGAATACAACTGAAACCGCAGTATTGATTGACCCAGCAACCTGATCAGTGGTCCGGGCAAACTGACCGTAATACTTCTGCTGCTCAACAATTGGGTTAACGAATATCTCGCCCTCAGTCGCGCTAACAACGACCACAATCGCAACGGGTATCGATATATTCGGGGCCGTTGGCTTCACCTTCGTAAAGGCTCCAGCCGTGGTTGGGCTTGCGTATAATTCGTCACCCTCAGCCCATGACTCGCCCTCTGCGCTGCCGGTAGTGTCAATGCCTCGAACATTGCCGAAGGTCGTTACGAACCCTATCTCGCCATTTAAAATGTCCTGAGTAGCCACCCCAAAAAAGTATTCAGACCGATACGTCCCGTCTGCAATGTAGTCCAGAAACTCAAGCCTGTTCTGCCCGTTTACCCCAGCAAACCCAATCGTTGATCCGTTGGTAATCGTGGATCCTGTGTTGTTGCGTCCGTAGATATAGGTCTCTTGGCCTACCTGCTGGACTACACCACCAGAATGATGGAGGTTTAGAGTGTCATCAAACGCATTCCAAACCACGCGAGCATCTTTGTCCGCGTGTGGTGCGGAAGGATTAAAGTCGATGTAGTCGGTCTTGAGGTGATTAGTGTCTACCGCCTGATTCGCGGTGTTGGAGGCCAACTGAGCGATGATCTCAACGTCAACAATCGTGTTATCGCTGCTGCCAGCGTCCACAGTGTCAAACAGCTTTTCAAACTGGATGATCTGCTCGTGATCCTTCAGGAAAACCGCTAACTGATCCCGGGTTAGTCCTAGTCTTGACTTTCTAGCCATCTTAGTAGGCCAACGGCTCTACCTGAGCCTCTAGTCGTGCAAATGATATGTGAGCGTCAGACTCGCCCCTGAAGCGTTGTATGCGCCAGTTAATCATTGACCCCTGTTGAAACCAAACCAGACGCTTGTTTCGGTTGCCCTGAGTACCAACCTTGATTGATCTCGATTGTGACCAATTCTCACCGTCAACAGAGTAGCTTGTCGTGATCACAGGATTAGTCCCAAACGCAACCCGCCCGGTCAATGCAACCAGCTCTAGTTCGTGGAATATCGCGCCCCGACCCTCGTTGTAAACAATGTTCGTGCTGAACTCCCAGCTAACCTTCTCGTCATAATGCGATCCGATGGTGTTCTCGAAGTAACCTATCGTCGATGACGTTGGGTCACCAATGAGCCACTTGTTATAGCACCAAACAATGTCCCGGGCCTTATACCGCGCCAATCCAACCGTTGAGCTGGACAGTACAAACCAGACGGGAGTATTTGTCGCCTGCGTAGCCGTCAGGTCGAACACAATAGTCTGATCTGGAAGATGAACGTATAGGTGCTGATGGTTTCGGTCGTTTCGGGCCTCAAGCTTCACCGTAGATAACTGGACCTCGGTGTAGTCGGTCAAGACCTCGTCAATTTCTTTGGTGGATATTTTGTTGGCCTGAGCGTTAACGCCCATGAAGATACCCGGGCTTTCGTTCCTACCGCTGCCCAAAAACGCAATTGTCTCAACAAAAACACAACACGCCTGAGTGCCTATGACGCCCTTCTGAATCTGAGCGCCCTCAACCCTTTGGAATGGGAACAGATTGCCGCCCACGTTATCAAACACCTCAATGGTGTGCCGGTTGAGCGCGTATATCTCGTTTCTAAGCTTAACCAAAGCCACCACGGGGTCAGGATCAATTTCAGATGATCCGTACTTCAGAGGATTGACAGCAAACGGGTCCAGAAGCTCAGTGACCACTAAGAATTCACCGTCCGTGGTCATGAAGTAGCCGTCAACCCAAACGACATCGAGAACCGGACCCAGATCTGGATCGGTTACCTGATCAACCGTGGTGCCGTTCCAATAAAAAAGCTTTTGACCGCTGGCGATTGCTAAAAGGTCAAACGAGTAGGTCATCGTGACCAGATTATCATCAGTACCACCTACGTCACCTAAGACCGTAACAGCTCCGTCAGCAGCGATAGAGCAGAGCTTGGTGCCCATAACCCGGTAGCAGACGCCGTCTCGTTCGATTCCACCGCGATTAACGCCCGGACCCTCACCGTTCTTCACCAGACCGTCAGCGGGGCGCAGATAGCCGTTGCTGATCCCTGACTGCTTAGGTACAGGAATTAAGTTTCTAGGATAACTTGTGCGGATCTCTGCCTGAGTGTCATCAGTAAAAATACCGTTAAGGATTGGTATCTGCATTTTTTCAACTCAGTAGCCGGGTTTAGGTTTAGGCTTAGGCTTTCGCTTAATTACTTTCTGCTTGGGCCACATTACTTTTTCTTCGCGGTCTTAGCTGCCTGCTTAAATGCCTTAGAAGATGGAGCGCCTTTAGCGCCGGGCTTCCGCATCTTCTCACCTGAACCTGCCGCGATTCTTTTCTTCTTCGCCGCGATGTTTGCGTACAATCCTTTACTAGCCATTACGATCTCCTTGACTTGGTGCCTGAGCACTTCCAACGCTGCCGAGATAATCTCAGCGGTGAGTTTGGGTTTGCAGCCGCCTTCGGGTTCTTCTTCATCTGACCGGCAGATCTAGCGCAGTATGCGTCACCCTTCTTAGTCCCGGGCTTAACTCTAGCCCCGCCACCGCTGGCCTGACCGGCCTGACCGTAGCTGACCTTCTTGCCTGCTGCGGTTACCTTGACCTTTGCCTTACCCTTTGCCGGTGTAACCATTTTACAATCCTGCGGTTACGCTCATGAAGATGGATGCAGACGCCAAAATATTTGAGAGAACCGCTGTCTCTGCAATTTCAATAGTGTATGTGCCGTTTGTATTTCCTACCGCCGTCCGCTCAAGACCCCAATAATAATCAACACTCAGAGGCAACCATGTCCCGACCAAAGCTGATCCGCTTTCATTTGGCCCAGTGCCACTGGCTACCGTCAAACGTATTGAGTAATTTGAGCTAGTGCCACCTCCAATAAGCCAAGTGTACGTTTCACCGCCAACCGTTGCAGTCACAAGTATGCTTCCGCTGGCGTTAGCGCGAAAATTAGCTGTCGCCGTAAATGGCGAAACTGCAAGCGCCGAGTAGTTGTTATTCTTTAGATACGCGGCCAACGCACCAGAGGATGCAGTACCAGATGCTGTGCGAGCAGCAAAACTCATGAAAGATCCTTGATCATCGAAGCGTACCAGTCCGTCCCTATGTAGGTGATGACTAGCAAATCAACTGCGTTTGAGTTAGTTGACAGGACCGATGCCGTACCGCCGGGCCACTTAAAGCTCGCAGGCCACGCCATCGTTCGACTGCCGGTTGCGTCCTGAGTGAACAGAATATTCACGGTCTGACCCTGAGCCGGGTTATTCAAAGTTAGCGTTGTTACGTTCTCAGTTAACGTGCTGGTGAACACGTTGCTCTCGGTCATGTCTAAGGTCAAGACCCCACCAGTGCTTGAGCCAGCCACTGGGGCCGTCTGAGCGTGTCCAGTGAAGTTAGCCCCGTCGATGGTTGGGTTTGTGTTAAATACCGCCGAACCAGTCCCAGTTTCGTCTGTGAGCGCAGTCGCTAAGTTCGCGCTGCTTGGGGTTGCCAAGAATGTTGCAACTCCTACGCCC